AAACAACTGCTAGGAAAGATCGTAACCAAGTGGGACTGGTTTAGGTTGCTCAAATGAACAAAAAAGTGTAACATATTACTATGGCTTGGAAAAAATATTTTAAAGACGCAAACATGTCTCCCATATCGGGAGAGAAGGTACCCAACTTCGCCAAGAGGAACTACAGTTCTTATCTTCCGGACGTTTACACAGGACACCCCAACAGGATACAGAGATACTTCCAGTATGACCAGATGGATTCAGACTCGGAGATCAATGCGGCACTGGACATCCTGGCAGAATTCTCAACACAACAGAACACAGAGAACGAGACACCGTTTGACATCGTGTTCCATGACGAGAGCACAGATCACGAAGTGAAATTATTAAAAAAAGCATTGCAACAATGGACCAAGGCCAACCAATTCAAGAAGAGGATATTCAGGATATTCAGGAACGCACTCAAGTACGGAGACTGTTTCTTCGTCAGGGATCCAGAGACACAGAAATGGTTGTACATAGACAACGCCAAAGTTGACAGGATCGTGGTGAACGAATCAGAGGGCAAGAAACCCGAACAGTACGTGATCAGGGACATCAATCCCAACCTACAGAGATTAAGTGCGACACAGATAACACCAAATCAAACATACGGTGGATCAGGTGGCGGTGGAGCAGGTGCGGGCATGGGCGGTTCGGCATACGCAAACCAAGGCGCACAGAGTTCACAGTCAGGCTTCGCTGGCGGAAACGCAGGTGGCAGATTCTACAAGACAATGAATGCATACAACATCAACGCAGAACACGTTATACATATGTCAATGTCTGATGGTTTAGACAACCTATTCCCATTTGGACAGTCGGTACTGGAACAGGTATTCAAAGTTTACAAGCAAAAAGAATTATTAGAGGACGCGATCATAATCTACAGGGTTCAGAGAGCACCTGAGAGAAGAGTGTTCTACATCGACGTGGGTAACATGCCAACACACTTGGCAATGCAGTTCGTTGAGAGGGTCAAGAACGAGATCAACCAGAGAAGGATTCCAAGTGCATCAGGCGGTCAGAACATGATCGATGCATCATACAATCCAATGAGTATAAATGAAGATTATTTCTTCCCACAGACAGCGGAAGGTAGGGGATCTAAGGTGGACACACTGCCAGGTGGTACTAACCTGGGTGAGATTGACGATCTAAGATTTTTCACCAATAAATTATTCAGAGGATTGAGGATTCCAAGTTCATACCTACCGACAGGTGCGGAAGATGGCGGGTCATCATACAATGACGGCAGGGTTGGAACGGCTTACATACAGGAACTGAGGTTCAACAAGTATTGTGCAAGATTACAATCAATGTTGGCGGAAACTTTTGACAGTGAATTCAAGTTATGGATCAAATCGAAGGGTTACAACATAGACAACAGCATGTTTGGACTAAAACTGAATCCACCACAGAACTTTGCGGCGTACAGACAGACAGAGATGGACCAAAGCAGAGTAAACACATTCACAGCAGTTGCAGATCTACCTTACATGAGTAAGAGATTCGCACTGAAGAGATATCTTGGACTTTCTGAGGAGGAGATGGCAAGGAATGCTGAACTATGGGCAGAAGAGAACAACGTGCCACAGAAGAAACAGACCAAAGCGAACGAACTGAGGGGTGGTGGCGTGACACAGTCAGGCATATCAAGTGACCTAGACCAGTTCGAGGAACCGACTGCGGACGCAGAAGCACCGGAACCAGGTGCACTACAACCAGGACAGCCGGGACAGACCCCAGGCGGCCAGACACCAGGTGGAACCGGTGGCGGTGGACAGGTATAAGGATTAAATACGTTTATGAAACTGAATGAATTCTTCACATATGGCGAAAATGGCTTTGACCAGGACAAGACCTACGAACCGGAACACGACATTTCAATCCTAGACGCGGAAGACACCAGGAAAACAAGACTGACACTCAAGCAAATCAATTCCATGAGGCAGGCCTCAGAAGCACACGACGAACAACAAAAAGTAGAAGCAGTGTTCACACAGAAGATGTACGGACAGACTGCAGGAACAGACGATCTAGCACTGTAACATGACGGAAGTAGCTTTCGTACTGGGCAACGGTCAATCACGTAAGGGCATCGACCTCAACGACCTCAAACAAAAAGGCACAGTTTTCGCCTGCAATGCAGTGTTTAGGACACACCAACCACACTGGCTGGTGGCAGTGGATCCCAAGATGATGCTGGAGATAGCGGAGACCGATTATGTGGTGCATAATAAAGTGTACTCCAACTACAACGCACAATACACGAAACACCAGAAATTGCTAGACCATGTGACGTGGAGCAAGCCCAGCCTGGGTTGGTCAAGTGGACCAACTGCACTGAGACTGGCCTGTGAGCAGGGACACAAGGAGATCTACATACTGGGTTTCGACTACCAGGGCCTGGCCGTGGATGCCAAGAAGAACAGATTCCATCTCAACAACATATACGGTGACACACGCAACTACAAGAAGAGCAACGACGAGGCCACTTTCTACGGCAACTGGATGAACCAGACCAAACGTTGCTTGAAGGACTTCCCAGATGCGAAATTCCACCGTGTGATACCCACGAATTGGTTCAAGCCCAAGGACCTGGAATGGAACGACAACATGGATCACCCCACCACAGAAGAATTCCTATCAAATTTCGACCTGCAGATAAAGATCTAGCCAATATCTGCCTTTTCACACCAATTACAGCACCGTTTCCACCCCTTTGCAGTAAATACAAACACTTATAAGTACAAATCTTTATTAAAGAAGGAGCACGTGTAAAATGTCAAACAATAAATTTGAGAGTTTATTAGAATTACTGATAAATGAAGAAAACGATAAAGCAGAAGCTTTATTCCACGAGATCGTAGTAGAAAAATCTAGAGACATCTACGAGAACCTAGCAGACGAGTCTACAGAAGACAAAGTAGAAGAGACTGCAGAAGAATCAAAAGAAGATGCTAAGGTTGACGAAACCACTGAAGAGTCTAAGGACGATACAGTTGAAGAAGCATCAGATGAAGCTAAAGACGAACAAGTAGACGAAGTTGTTGAAATCGAAGACGAAGCAACCGAATCAGAAACTACTGAAGAAGAGTCAATCGAAGAAGTTGGTGGCGACGCTACTGATGAATTGATCAAAGACATTTCTAGCGATGAAGAAGGCGAAATGGATGCAACACCAGGCGAAGAAATGCCAGCAGACATGGAACCAGGAGCAGATGCAGAAGGCGATGTTGAAGACAGAGTAGTTGACTTGGAAGACGCTTTAGACGAACTAAAAGCAGAATTCGAAGCAATGATGGGTAACAAAGACGGCGGCGAAGAAGAAAAAGAAGAAGCTGTTACAGTTGCACCTCAATTGACTCCAGAACTTGAAATGGAAGCAAAAAAGGATGACAAGTCTAAAAAAGACATGAAAGAGTACAAGAATCCTGTAAATGCTAACCATTCCGACGCATCAGACAAATCAGCAAAATCACCAGTTAACGCTTCTGTTAAGTCAGCAGGCGGAACAACGGCTAACATAGCGAAAGGCTCTGCAGAAGAAAAAGGCAGACCGGCACCTACAGCGGCTAAAATGGCAGGTGACTTTGAAAACACTGGCGGCAAAGCAAAATCTACTTCTTTCAAGAAGCAAGAGAAGGCTAACACTGCTGATGCATCTGATAAATCTGCGAAATCTCCGATTACAAAAGCGTAATTGAAGATCTAACAGAGAACAGGGAGTTCATCGAATGTCATCACTATACCTAAGAGAGAATCTAACTTTTAACGAAGCCAGACTGCAGATCTTACACGAGAACGAAGGTAAAGATTTGTACATGAAAGGCATCTGCATTCAAGGTGGGATTAAAAATGCTAATCAGAGAACGTACCCAGTGCAAGAGATCGCGAAAGCGACCAAAACACTGAACGATCAGATCAGCTCAGGATACTCTGTGTTAGGTGAAGTGGATCATCCCGATGATCTAAAGATTAATTTGGACCGTGTGTCACACATGATAACAGAGATGTGGATGGATGGACCAAATGGATACGGTAAGATGAAAATCCTACCAACACCAATGGGTCAACTTGTCAAAACTATGTTGGAATCAGGTGTGAAACTGGGCGTATCAAGTAGAGGATCTGGAAACATGTCCGAATACGGGAACGGTGAAGTTTCAGACTTCGAGATCATCACAGTTGATGTTGTGGCCCAACCTTCGGCACCAGGTGCTTACCCCACGCCAATTTACGAACACCTAATGAATACAAAGGGTGGTAACATGGCAAAAGGTTTGGCGGCAGAAGTTAGAAATGACCCGAAAGCACAGAAGTTCCTCAAAGAGGCGTTAACAAACATAATAAAGGACCTAAAATAATGATTGATGCAATATCAAAATTGGTTGAGTCTGGAGCGATATCAGAAGATGTTCAAAAAGGCATCCAAGAAGCTTGGGATTCAAAAATCAAAGAAAACAAAGAAACAGTGGGTGCGGAATTAAGAGAAGAATTCGCTCAAAGATACGAACATGACAAGTCAAACATGATCGAAGCCATCGACAAAATGATGGGTGAGAAGTTATCTGAAGAGATCTCGAAGTTCGTAGAAGACAGAAAAGCACTTGCACAAGAAAAAATTGCCTACAAAGAAAACGTAGGCGCTCACTCTGCTAAATTAGAATCATTTATGCTTTCTAAACTATCAGAAGAGTTGAAAGAACTACACGGCGACAGGAAAGGTGTTCACGAAAACTTCAAGAAGATGGAAGAATTCGTTGTTGGTGCTCTTGCAAGAGAAATCAAAGAGTTCCATG